TAATTCAAAATCTTTTGTGAAAAACTTACCTAATATATTATCGTTAAAATATTCATCAGGTTTTTCTAATACTTGATGTACAAATTGCATTTGCGTTTCATAGTATGTTAATAGTTTTTTATCGGGGGCTGTTTTAACTATGTGACGTTCAAAATTATCTATTGGTTCTAATTCCATTACTTCCTTAAGTAATTTATTTGAACCCCAATATGTTAACCAATCAGATTCTTTTATTGTTAGTTTGTAAGATGGTTTCCTACCTACTACCCCCTCATACATTGCTAAATCTTTTTTAGTTAATTTAACTTTTCTATTATGATATAATACTTTTTTACCTATATAGGATTTACCTGTAGGTTTATGTACTATTCTATAAACGAATCCGAATGTGTTATCTGGGAAATCTGTAATGGTATCAATTGGTTCTCCTTGAAGACCTATCCATTTCATATATTTGTTTTAGTTAATACTAAGATTTAATTATCCGTCTGATACAGCTATTACTCTTACTCCTTCTAAATCAGTAGTGTATAATTGGTCTACAACATTTGGATTTGAAGTGGGTAAATTAGGAATGATAACTTTAGAACTTGATATTGTTAAATATCCATTGGTATCTGTAGATAAAGCTGTACCTCCTTTAATGTTTATTGTAGCACCTTCAATTCCTCCACTTGCACTTATAGCACCCATTATATTTAAATGTGGGGTTTGAGCTCCAGATCCAGATACTGTTATTGAACCTGTTACTAAAAGAGATTGGGGGGAAATTGTTCTTGTTTCTGTAATTCTTAGTTTTTCAATATTGCTTCTTCTAAGAGATAAATCATGATTAGTTTGTGTGCCTATTATTCCTTCAGAAGTAGATCCTATAATCTCTACTTCAACTGTTCCTCTTGAAAATCTACCATCTCTCCCATATATGTCACTACTAGCACTTATAACACCTGATGCTGTTATATTATTTGTAACATTAAGAGGTTCTTTGAAAGAATATATAGGATTAATCAGTATTTCATTACTTGATAAAATAGATAATACAGCAATATTATTTTTTGAAAAATTTATTTCTCCCACAGAATCTGTAAAAATTTCTACATCTGAATCTTCATTACCACTTGTAAAATTAGCTCCAAATCCTATACCAGCTCCATCTATAATTCCTACTTTTTGAGTTATAACATCTCCACTTGCACTTATAGCGGAGCCTGTAATTGCTATTGTAGTAGAAGAACCAGAAGTCATTACTTGTTGTAAATCACCTACTCCTCCTCCACCACTACTTACATTTAAAGCATGTGATGCAGTTATAGCATAAGATGCAGTTATAGCATTAGAAATAGATCCAGTTACAATACTTCCAGTTAAATTTAAAGATCCCGAAAAAGTAAGATTGTATGCTTCTATACCAGTTAAGGCATCTATAGATTGTGATATTTCAGAAGCTTCTATAGTTTGTCCTGTTAATATTCCTGATTTTGATAATGTTTTTGCCATGTCTATAAATATTATAAGTCTAAGTTAACTAATATAGTTGTATCAGTAACATTAGAACTTTGTAAAGGTTGTGATAATTTTCCTACTGCTACTAATTGATTTGCATTATTGTATAACCCTACTGTTGTTATATAAGGTTGAAAATATGAACCTGTTAAAAAATTATATACTATTCCACTATTAGTACTACCTGAAATAGCTGATGGGTTTTGTGTGTATGTGAATTCGTTTGGATTTAAAGTACATTTATATTGGGATTCATATATTGTCATTGTACTTTGAAAAGAACAAGTTATATTTCTAATATTTGATAAATTTTGAATATTAGATGAAGGGGTTGTTTTAGTAAAAATAATTATTCCCTGATTATATATTATATCACCTACTTTAGAACTTCCACTCATTAAACCTCCTTCACCATTATCCGTGTAATTTCCAAATGTGTTTGTATTAATAGTAAAAGTTCCTGGTTTAATATATTCTCCAAATATATTTGAAGGAATTGAAAACATTGATATATATTCTTCTGATCCTGTTGGAAAATATCTACTTGCAGTATATGTAGATTGAAGGAAATTTTCATACATGGGTTGATAAGCCCCATTTGTAGAAGTTATAGTACCATCAGTATTGAAAGAAGCAGTAGTAATAGGTGAACCATTACTGCCTGATATAAAATTTGAATAATATAATTGTTTAGCTGATTGGTATATTAAAGCTTGGGATTGGCTTGTAATTTGACCAGTTAAATCAGAACCAGATATATAAGGAATATTTTTTCCTAGGAATCTATCTATACCTGCATTTGAAGCAGTAAGAGCATTTGCTCCCTTAAAAGAAAAACTTTTATTTACTTTAAATGGAGTTACTAAAACATCCGATGTTGTTAATGACTTGAAAACACTCATTCATCTTAAAAATCTAGTTTGACTCTTATTAAGGATTCTTTTGTAAAATCTTTAAGTAAGGGTCTTGAAAGTTTTGCTACTGCTACTAATTCATTTGCATCATTATACATTCCTACAGTAGTAATATATACTTGAGGATTATTAATAAATTGGTCAAAAACTACTTCACCTGTTGAACCAGATATAAAAGATGGGTTAGTAGAATAATTAAATTCAGCATTTCTAGATCTAACAAACACATAATCAGAAGTAATAGTTTCTTCTGAGTTTAATTGAAAAGATGATCCTAAATTTATAGCATCATATAAAGTAGCTTGATTAGTACCATTAGTTAAGTCTGAAGATTTATTAGAATCTACATGAATAGATTGAGAAACTGCTGCGGGATTTAATAAAATAGTCCCTAATTCAGGAAAAAATAAACCATAAGATCCAGAATTATTTACTTCTCCTCCTCCAGTCCTAGCAGTACCATTAGAACCTGATATTACTTGTAATACTCTAGAAGAACCTAAAAAACTTTGTATTTGAGTATTATTAACATTATTAGTTAAATATAGTGGACCTTTTGAACTTGATAAAACCAAATTAAAAGTTTGAGGATACATTTTTTCTTTATATCTAGCTCTATCTATAGAAATAACCCAAAAATCATCTCCAGTATAAGTATTAGTATCAGTTCCATACTGAAAATTAGTATTTTCGTCTTCTAATATCATTGTTCTATATTGACCATATGTTGTAGAAGATGGAGTTCGATTTGGATAAGTATTATTAAAATATTCACTTCCACTTCCTAACTTATTTCCATATGCTATATCAAACTGAATAGCAGCACCATCAAATGAAGGGTTTGATTGGTATACACTTAAATAATAGTTTCCTGAGGTTCCTGCAGCTTGCACTGAGGAAGTAAAAAATGTACTTAATGTAGCTGTATCTGTTGACCATGCTGTAGATTGTACTGCATCAGCACTAACTACAAAATCTTCGGCGTCTAATCTTTTAAATCCCATTTTTTAATTTTTATAATGTTGTTGCTTTAGTAATAGTTATAGGAATAGTAATTCTAGCTCCACTATCCAATCCTACTACGGTTAATGTTGTCGATAATTGGGTGTTAGATCCAAATAAAGTATTAATAGTAGTTGCTCTTAAGTTAATTTGAGATCCTATTACTGTTGAAGATATATTTGTTCCTAAAGTTTGTGTTGAAGTAGCATTTTGAGTTGTTGCAGCTTGGCTTTGAATTCCTACCCCATTAAAAGTAGCCATTGTTCTAATATCTGCTATTGTGGCTGTATATCCTGATGTTTCAAAAGCTGTAGCATTACCTAAATAATTTAATGTTTGAGGAGTTAATGATAAAGAAGCCCCTTGTCTTAATGTTATAGCTGAAAATCCTAAATCTAATACTGGTAAAACTGCTGTACCTCTTGGTAATGTAGCTAATTTATATTTCATTGTTTGAGAATCATCTGCAAAAGCCTCTAATAAAGGCATATTATCTAATGCTTCTCCATAAAATGCAGAACCTGAGGGGTTATTAGGATTATACAATGTATAGTCTATTTCATCATCTGCTAATGCAAATTGTGTTATTCTAAAAGAACCATCATTTCTTGCTAATAATTCTCTACCTTTTGTTGTTAAAATAGCATCAACTGTTACTACTTGATTATTTAAATATCCCATTTGTGTTTAATTATATGTGTATAAATATGTGTTTTTAATGTTTTTATTAAGTTAATAAATTTTTACTTTTTAAATCTTGTATAAACTGATCTACATCCTTATTTAGAGCCTCAGTTGTAAATCTAGGTTTAATAAAAGCTGTTCCAGATGGCCCTGGTGGCTTTATTTGGTTAAATATAACTGAAGATCCATCAGGTTCAAACCTCCTTAAAAGAAAAAGATTTAAATCAATTGCAGGAGACACTTCTCTATCTAATTCTACCAATAATTCACTTGTTGGAGATTGACTTGGAGATTGTACATTAACTACTGTAAAAACTTTACTTTCTTGACCTTCAAATTTAATTTCATCTCCAGGTTTAACTGTGAAAAGTTGTTGGGTTTCATCTGTTAATGCTGGGGTTCCGCTAGCAGTAAAAGAGGAAGAGATTATTCTTTTTTGTTTTAAAAAACCATAAGATTGGTTAATTTCTATGATAGAAGATGTAATTATTGTTCTATTGCTTGAATCAACTCCCCAAATAGGCATAGCTGCTGCTGGAACCGGTGAAATATTTACTGTTGATGGGATTTGACTAATATCAAAATTCCCATCACTAGTACCATATTGAGTTGATAATGACACTATTGTTATTACCTTATATAAGTAACTAGTAAAGTTAGTAGTATCCATTGTTACAAAATATTCATCTCCATCTAAATACTGTCCTGATTCTAGTGCTATATTAATAAGGGGAGAATATTCATTAGTAGCAGGATCTGATATTCCAATAAATCCAGGATTCCAATCTACAGTTTGTAGTTTAGTTTCTACGCTTCCTCTTTTTTGTACAAGTGAAACTTTAGCTGGGCCTATTACATTTGATGGGGCATAAGGGCCATCCATATATCCTCTTATTTGGGTTGACATTACTAATGTAACCCCACTTGCTTCAGCAGTTGCATTTATTGTATATTTTCCTGTTGCACTATTATATAAAGCACTTCCAGGTAGAGTTGTTTGTACATTATTAAATAAAACGGTAGTAATTGTATTGAAATTATATGTAATAATATTATCAAGAGATACCTCATTTCTAAGATCTTGAACTGGGTTACTTATACTTGTTTCAAATATAATTGATTCTGGTTGGGATTGATTTGCAACTACTTGAGTGAATAAAATAGGTTCTACTCTATATCCTCCTTTTAGTATACGTTTTATTCCATTTAAAACTTGCATACCTGATCCAGAAGGGGGTTCAATTAATGAAACTTCTAAATCACCTCCATCTGTAAAATTATGTTGAGAATCAAGTATAGTAATATCAGATAAATTTGGAGATACAGCATCTCCTTGACTATTAATTAAATATTTAATTTCCGCTTGTACAACACCATCTATTAAAGGAGTTAAGTCTCTAATAAAATTTACAAATCCAACTAAAGATTGATTAACACTTATAGAAGGAGTTCTTCCATATGTTCCTATGTTAAAGGGTTGGTCAAAATCTGTTTTTTCTAAAGGTTCTGTAAAAATGTTATATTTTTGAGATTGGATTTTAGAACCATTATATTTTAAAATAACACTAGATAAAGCTGTATAATAAGATTCGGGGACTGTTCCTTTAGTAGCAGAGCCACTTATAATAGCTTCATTATTTATAGGAATAATTTGACCATTTCCATAATCTATATCTTGTAAAAAAGGATTAAAAACAGGTTGAGAAGCATTTCCATATAGTACATCACAATCAGTTCCTTCAAAGGGAGAAGTTAAAAATGGTTCTATTACTATAGTTTTAAAATTATTTATAGCAGCAGAAGAAGTTATTTCAATAATACCATTTGTAAATTTTCCATCATTAAAAAATGTAGGTACATTTACCCCTGAATTTCTTGCTGTAACTTTTGCATCTAAATAAATATAATGTCCTGGGATAAAAGATCCTCTATTTACTGTGGTTGATAAATCATATGAACCCGTAAATAATAAATCAGTACCATCTAAATCTTGAGCCGATTGAGTTAATACTTGTTCTGCTAAAACTGTTGGGTTTTGAGGATTATTAGTAACAAAAGGAGTTGATAAAATTCTTATTGAAGCTGTTACATCTGTTGTAGTAGATCTTGATCCTTCTACAAGAAATTGTATACTAGAAGAAATTCTAATATCTAAATTTTTATTAGGTAGTGTTGGTATTTTATATGATCCTATATTTCTAGGGTATCCTAAACTACTAGTAGTACCCGCAGGGATAAAGAAATTTAAATTATCTACAGATGAAGTTACTATAGGTAGTAATGAATTAATATTATTTAAGGATATATTAGTATTATAAGAACCTGAAAAAGAATAAAGTAAATCTGATTTATCTACATTATCTATATCTTTTCTATCAGGAGCAGTAACATAGTATAAATAATAATCATTAGTTCTAGTTGCACTGTTTATAGTGTAAGTATTAAAACTTGATCCTGAGGGTAACGTAATATTAGATAAGGTTTCTAGGGTATCAGTTAAATCATTACCATTTCCATCTGTTCGAGCTACTTTAATATATAATAAATCTCCTGCCATTCTATATAAATATTTTAATTTCTAGTTGATAATACAGTTGGGTTTGGAGGTGGAAGTGGAGTATTTGAACTATCATCTTGAAACCAGGTTTGTATATATCCATTTAATGGAAGGTTATTTGTAGATATAAAACTTCCAAAAACATCATCTACTGAATTATACGATCTTATTCTGTAGTCTCCACCTTTAGTACTAATAGATTTAAACTGTTCACAATCTTCATTTAATTCACCATTAGTTACTATTAAAGTAGAACCACTAAATTCACCATTATAAAATTCATCTTGTGATCTATGTATTCTAGTTACTGATCCAGATAATGAAGGGGTAGTAACCGGAAAACTTTGAGTAATATTAAATTGAGGAGGTGTATTATAATAATAAAAATCATTAGGTACTATTTCTTGGGATGAAGAGAAAAAACTAGTAGAATTTCCTATCGATGATGAGTAAAAAGAAAATTGAAAACCATCTTGTCCCGTGGTACTTATGCTATACCCACTGGCTAAATTTATTTTATTGTTAATTAAATCTATATCGGCAACTCGAGCTCTTTTTACTGAGGTAAAAGATGAACCAGAGAAAAAAGGAGTAACAATTGGAACCCCATTACCTGTTAAATCCACCCAAAGATTTGGATTACCATCATAAGATGCACTTATAAATCTTTCAAACCATTCTAAATTTGGGGCTAAGGTATTAATTGTACCCCCACCAAATGAGATAAATGTATTTTCTTCTATAGGTAAGACAATATTTGTTACTGTAGCTTGATAATTAAATTCTGTGGTTATAGTAGAACTACTTATATTTAAAATATAATCATTATTAAAAGGATTAAACATGCCAGCAGGCCCTCCCTCTGTTGTTACTATTCTAGAACAAGATATTTCAGTTTCTTGAGAAGCAGTATTCCATATTTTATGAGACTTAATACAACCAGTTAAATCTTCTTCCGAGTATGATACTTGTGGTTGAGGGTATTTATTTCTTTCTAATAAATGTTGTTTTACTACTAAACCTGATGCTAAACTAGTTCTTGCAGGTATAAAATCTTTTATCATTTTAAATAATGAATTATCAAAGAATTTTATTAATCTAACAAAATCTACTAAATCATATTGTTTAATATATTTTTTAAAATACTCTTCACTTAAATT